GAAATGCGCCAACGGACATCCTCACAAGGGGCTATGCGTTTGGTGCATCATACATGACGCTGGACGGGTAGCTAACTCCACGAGATTTTGTAACACTTTTAAAAAGAGATAACATGGATATAAAGAAAATGTCAAACAAGGATCTCAAATATGGCATAGACCGATGCAACGCAAGGTTGGCCGGAATAATGCCAATGGGATACATGGACAAGGAACGATGCCTTCAGGCGTTGGAGCAATATAGGGAGGAATTATATAATAGAGGAATAATATATTGACATGGACACATCTAAAAAAACATTTCTTTTTAATGCTGATTGGTACGAGGTGTTAGTGGATTATCCTTCGGAGATCAGACTTGAAGTGTACGAGGCGGTTATTAGGTATGCCGTATCGGGGACACTATCGGAGCTGAGACCGCAGGCTAAAATGGCATTCTCCTTCATTAAAAGAGAAATCGATTTCAATCAAAAAAAATATGATGAGAGAGTATCCAACAATAGGGAATCCGGTAAAAAAGGAGGTAATCCAAATTTCAAGAAAGGCAAGTCAAACCCCTATTACTCAAAGAGTAAAGAAGATAACCCAACATTACCGAAGATAACCGAAGATAACCCAACATTACCGAAGATAACCGAAGATAACCCAACATTACCGAAGATAACCCTATATGATAATGATATTGATAATGATAAAAAAAGAAAATATATAAAAGAAAAATTCGAGGCTTTCCGAAAATCATATCCGGGCACTAAAAAAGGTCTTGATGTTGAATTCAACAATTTTGTCAAGAAGCATAAGGATTATGCCGAGGTCATAGACTTATTGCCTTTGGCCATAAGCAAGGAGATAGAATGGCATAACGAGAAAAAGAATTCCGGCAATTGGGTGCCCGAATATCCGCACTTGACAACTTGGATAAACCAGCGAAGATGGGAGAGTGAGTTTGAAAATATAAACGAGAATGAAGACAAACAACAGAATGGATCGAGACAGGTCTACATCGTCCCAGATTGACGGGAAACTACCTCCCCAAGCCAAGGAGATAGAACAGATAATACTAGGGGCTTGCCTCATAGAGAGCGACGCTTTCGAGAAAATCGCCTCGGAACTATCTGAGGCCGATTTCTACGACAAGAGGAACCAATCGGTATTCAAGGCCATATCCGGGCTATACAAGGAGAGAAAGCCCATAGACATGATGACGGTCACCCAAGCGATGCTGTCATCCGGAGATCTCGAGAGTATAGGGGGGCCGATCTACATAGCCTCCCTTACCTCCAAGATTGGATCATCGGCCCATATACTGGACCACGCGATGATAGTCAAGGAGCGATCCATACAGAGGAAAGGGCTGGTGATAGCCAATGAACTTGAGAACGCTATCTATTCCAACGAGGATATAGGTGACGTACTGCACAAGGCCATAAACGGATCAGAGAGCCTTATGGAGGAACTTATCGGGAAGTCTAATGGCGAGCATATATCCAAGGCTCTTAAAGGCTCCATGGACGGTTTATACAAGCGTGTGGAGATGGCGAGGAAAAACATCCGGTCTGGTGTAGACACTGGGCTTCACGACCTGAATAAGATCACTAACGGCTGGCAACCGGGAAACTTGGTGATAATAGCCGCTAGGCCCTCCATGGGGAAAACGGCCGTGATGCTTCACTTGGCCAAATCAGCGGCTAGATCCAATATCCCAGTAGCGATATTCTCGCTTGAGATGTCAGACATAAGCTTGGCTAACAGACTTATCCTTTCCGAGTGCAACGTAGATCCGGAACGGTTCAAGTCCGGGTATATGACAAACGAGGAGATCAACAAGGTAGAGACGGCTGTGAATGAGCTTTGGAGGCTTCCGATCTACGTCGATGACAACCCATGCGTTACGATGGATTATATCCGGTCACGATGTAAAATACTGAAGAAACAAGGCAAGTGCGGGATAATCATGGCCGACTATCTCCAATTAGCGGAGAGCGGTGAACGGGAAGGAAGCCGTGAACGTGAGGTAGCGAAAATGTCCAGAACCGCCAAGATCACGGCGAAGGAGTTAAAGGTTCCCTTCTTGCTCTTATCCCAATTGAACAGGGGCAACGAGGCCAGACCGGACAAGAAACCCCTCCTATCCGATCTTAGGGAATCCGGGGCTATCGAGCAAGACGCTGATATCGTAATGTTCATTCATAGACCGGAGTATTACAAGATCGAGGTCAAGGACAAGAACGGTAACGTAGAACGCAATTACGGAGAGTTGATCGTGGCCAAGAATAGAGATGGGGCCACGGGATTAGTGAAATTTAAGCATAATGACGGCATGACCAAGTTCTACGATTACGGGAGTTGTGACAAGGACATGCCATTTTAAAAAACAAATCATGGAAATAATCAACAGGCTGAAGAACACCCCTACCGGTTTGATCGTGTTGGTAGGAGACATGAAAATTATCGTGGAAAAGTACAGGCCGTACTACAACGGGCAGAACAAGATCCCGTGCAGGGGATGCGTCTTTCGGGACGATGGAGCGAGATTCTGCGAGTACTCATCTGCTTGCATGGCCCATCTGAGGCCGGATCATGAAAGCGTAGTTTTTGCTAAAACAAGAGAGACATGAATGTTTTATCCTTATTTGACGGAATGTCTTGTGGTAGTATCGCATTAAGAGAACTCGGGATTGAACCGGAGCATTATTATGCGAGCGAGATCGACAAGTTCGCCATATCCCAAACGAGGCTGAACTTCCCGGATACGATACATTTAGGGGACGTGACCAAGTGGAGGGAATGGGAGATAGATTGGGGAACGATAGATCTCATACTGGCAGGAAGTCCTTGCCAAGGATTCTCTTTCGCCGGCAAACAACTGGCTTTCGATGATCCTCGAAGCAAGCTCTTCTTCGTATTCGTGGACATACTGAACCACGTTAAGGCATTGAACCCGGATGTGTTCTTCTTGCTTGAGAACGTGAACATGAAGAAAGAGCACATGCGGGTAATTACTGAATATTGCGGTGTTCATCCAGTCAACATAAACTCAAATTTGGTGTCGGCCCAGAACCGGAACCGGTGGTATTGGACGAACATAAGGACAAGGAAGGTCGGACTGTTCGGGGAGATCCACTCAGACATACCGCAGCCAAAGGACGAGGGTATATTGTTAAGGGATATCTTGGAGGAAGAGGTTGACGAGAAATATTACCTGAGCGAGAAGGCCATTAGGTATATCTCAAACGATAAACGTATGGAGAAACGATTCACCCAGATCGACGGGGATAAAGCGGTCTCCTTGATGGCCGTTGGCACATGCAATAACACCGGGACCTTTATCTCGGTAAACGGGAAGGCACCATGCCAAAGAAGTTCGACCGGGAGATCCATTGATTCTAGGCATAATTACCAAATCATCAATACTTTTGGTTCGTTAAGGAGAGATCAAACCAAAGCCTCATGTCTCTTAGCTGGAGGCCATGGATCAGGGAACCATTCGGATATGGACCTGATCCTGCAAAGACCTAGGGGAAATAATAAGGGTAATGTTTTCCGTGGCAAGGCTCCAACCTTATCGTCAAACGCATGGGAACAGAACAATGTGCTCCATAAGATTATCCAGTTAAATGAGAGTAAGGAAAGCGGGGGTATCCAGCCATATCAACAGAACAGGGTATATGACGCGAATGGACAATGTCCGGCCTTGTTAGCCGAGATGAGCGGAAGAAGTCACGCCATAGTGAGTGAGCGGCAAGAACGAAATCTGAAAGATCAAGGGGAGAAGGCGAACTCGTTATTGGCAACCTCATATAAGGGATCGCAAGCCAACGGGATGACCCTAGTAGAGACATCATCTATCCGCAGATTGACCCCGATCGAGTGCTCTAGGCTACAAACCGTTCCTGATTGGTACAAATGGGATTGCTCTGATACGCAGATATACCGTTTGTTGGGCAATGGATGGACTATCAAGGTTATACAACATATACTTAGTTTTCTAAAGAAAGACATTCATCATAGTTGAAAGATGCATTCATCTATGATGAGAGCAAGGAAAAATAAAATAATATATGAAATACATAGATTTTTTAAAAAACAAAATGGCCATTAGCCATAATACTGGATTTGAGATAAAAACGGACGAATTGACACCGTCGCTCTATCCTCATGTGAAAGATACCGTTCGTTGGGCGGTAGCCGGTGGTTGCAGAGCTATATTCTCCAGCTTCGGTATGCAAAAGACAGTCACCCAGCTGGAAATACTCCGGGTAATCCTGAACGATAAAGGAGGCAAGGGGTTGATCGTTTGCCCCAAGCGTGTGGTAGTCGAGTTCCTGACACAAGCGGAACAACACTTGCACATGAAAGTAACCTATGTACGAACAATGGCTGATGTGATGATATGTCCGACCGATATCATGGTGACTAACTACGAACGTGTTCGCGACGGTGAAGAAGGGGTTAGGATAGATCCAGCGTATTTTACTGTCACTTCACTGGATGAAGCAAGTGTGCTTCGAGGATTCGGGACCAAGACCTATCAAGAGTTCCTTCCCTTGTTCTCGGATGTGCCTTATCGGTTTGTCGCCACGGCCACACCTTCACCTAACAGATACAAAGAACTGATACACTATGCCGGCTATCTTGGTGTGATGGACACAGGGCAGGCTCTTACGCGATTCTTTCAGCGTGACAGTACGAAAGCGAATAACTTGACACTTTATCCGCATAAGGAAAAGGAGTTTTGGTTGTGGGTATCCACATGGGCTTTGTTCTTAACTAAACCATCTGACTTGGGCTATCCGGATACTGGTTATGAGTTGCCGGAACTCCGTGTGCATGAAGAGATCGTGAGTGTGGACAATTCTACGGCTGGTACCGACCGTGACGGACAAGTGAAGATGTTCCGTGAGGCTGCTCTAGGATTGGCAGATGCGGCAAAAGAACGCAGGGACAATATGGAAGAGAAGATTGCCCGTGTGGTGGAAATCATCAACCGCCCAGAAAACAAGGACGACCATTTTCTTTTGTGGCATGATTTAGAATCTGAACGAATAGCCTTATGTAATGCGATTCCAAGCTGTAAGGCCGTATATGGTTCGCAGGATGATGAAGAAGCCGACAAGGTGATAGCCGACTTCAAGGACGGTAGGCTGAAATATTTGGCAGCAAAACCGGAGATGCTTGGTGAAGGTCTTAACTTTCAGTATCACTGTCATAAAGCAATCATGTTCATTGACTACCGTTTCAACGATAAGTTCCAAGCGATAGCCCGTATATATCGCTTTATGCAGCAGCATCCCGTTGATCTCTATCTGGTCTATGCCGAAAGCGAGGGTGAAATATTTAAGAGCTTCATGCAGAAATGGGCGCAACACCGGGAAATGGTTTCCAAAATTACCGACATTGTCCGTGAAAACGGTCTGTTCGGTTTACAGGCCGAGGAAAAGATGATGCGTTGGATGTTTGCCAGTCGGGAAGAGAAATCCGGCAAACTGTGGAAGGCAATCAATAACGACAATGTCCTTGAATGCCAAAAGATGGGAAGTGACTCTGTGGACCTGATTGTAACCAGCATCCCGTTCTCCAACCACTATGAATATACGCCTACCTATAACGATTTCGGGCATAATGAGAGTAATGATAAGTTCTTTACACAGATGGATTACCTTACACCGGAGTTAATGCGTATCTTAAAACCGGGTCGGTTAGCCTGTATTCATGTGAAAGACCGTGTATTGTTCGGCAACGCCACGGGTGACGGTATGCCAACTATTGATCCATTCAGTGAAATGACAGTATTTCATTACATGAAGCATGGCTTTCGTTATATGGGCCGTATCACGGTAGACACGGATGTAGTGAGGGAAAATAATCAGACCTATCGTTTGGGCTATACCGAGATGTGCAAGGATGGCTCCAAGATGGGAATCGGATGCCCTGAATATGTATTGCTTTTTCGCAAGTTGCCTACCGATACCTCCCGTGCTTATGCAGACCAGCCTGTCACGAAGGACAAGAGCGAATACTCGCTGGCCCGTTGGCAGATCGATGCCCATGCAAGTTGGAAATCCTCCGGCAATTCATTGTTGTCATACGAAGATATGAAAGGTGCCGGAATAGATAAGATTCGGCATTTGTTCCGTAACTACGAACGTGAGCATATCTATAACTATGAGGAACATGTGTCGTTCGCAGAAGAGTTAGAGGCATACGGGAAATTACCCAAAACATTTATGGCCGTTGATCCTGTAAGTAAAAAAGATTGGATATGGGATGATGTCGTCCGGATGCGTACGCTCAATACGAGGCAGTCACAAAAGAAGAGACAGAATCATATTTGCCCTCTTCAGTTAGATATCGTTGAAAGGCTGATTGAACGGTATTCAAACAAGGGGGAATTGATATTTGACCCGTTCGGAGGTATCGGTACCGTTCCTTATTGCGCTGTCAAGTTGGGACGTAAGGGCTTGTCTACCGAATTGAATTATGATTATTGGAAAGACGGACTTACTTATCTACGGGAAATTGAGATGGAGGTAAGTGCGCCGACATTGTTTGACTTAATAGCGATGTAATCATGAGAAATAAAGAACTAATAGCTCTATTACAAGAGCAAGACCCGGAAGCGGAGGTAATGATACGCACGTCCGATGGAGAGTATGAGTACGATCCGGTGGACGTGACGTATGACGAAGAGATAGAATGTATAATTATTCAGGAGGGGTAAATATGGATAATAAGAAATATTTTAACAACGAATTATAATATGAATCAAATTTGCACGAATAAAGAACAATCATCACGCCTGTTAGAGGCCGGGGTGAGACCGGATACGGCGGACATGTATCTTGACGAGTTCGAATGTCCGGTCGCATTTGAATATAGAAGGATTGAAGGGTACGTGGGTCAAGATATGGCATTCCCGGCTTGGTCTCTATCCAAGCTGATAGACATGATGCCTAAATCATACCAAGATGATATTGACGGGATGGTTTATTACCTATCCGGAAATTTCGTTGAGTTAATGTACGCATCGGACTGGATCAAGGACGGGGAAGGTGACAATACTTACAATTGCGCAAAATCCTTCGACAAAGAGAACCCGATGGACAATGTGGTTGACGCTATCGAGTGGCTCATCAAGAGAGGTCACTTGAATAATAAATTCCTAACAGATAAATGCGGCGATTGCCTACTTATCGAGGATGAAGACGTAAGCGGGGACGCTTGGTGTGCTTTCCATCAAAAGCCGGTAAGGTGCGATAGTAGAGCTTGTGAGGATATATTGAAGAAAGGAGTACAAAATGCGTGAGATTAAATTCAGGGGGAAAGACATTGAGAACGATAATCCGTGGCGTTATGGGTCATTGATAACCTATCCGAGCGGATGCACCTCGATAATAGGGTTCGACGAGTTAGGGAACGAGCTAAACCATGACGTGGATCCCGACACCGTAGGCCAGTTCACAGGCCTAAAAGACAAGAGCGAAAAGGAGATTTACGAGGGGGACATTATCAGCGTGAATGGCAAATATCCTAAATTGATTAGGTACATAGATGAATGGGCGAGTTATTGCTTGGCTAATCTTACAGATTTGGACTGTGATCTTAAAACTCGTTATTGGCATCAAGTTAGTCCTTGCTGGTGGACTGATTATAAAAGAGAAATTAAAGTAATAGGTAATGTTTATGACAATCCCGAACTACTGAAAGGAGGTAATCATGAAAGCAACGTATAATACCATCGATTGGGAATATCGTAGATATGAGATTGCAAAAGAAATGATGGCAGCGTTTCTTAGTAATTCAAGCAGAGAAGTCTATGAAGGCACTTTTAAAACACAAGCAGAATATGCCGTAGCTTTTGCCGATGCACTGATAGAGGAATTGAGGAAAGGAGGATCAAATGATTAAGGCAATACTACCCGCAGTCATTATGCTTTCAGTAATATTCATATTATCCTCCGGAATGACAATACAGTTTAAGCCTTTCCATATATCTTTTTCCCAACCCTTCTTCGGCCTAGGACTCATATTGATGATAATAGGATTTATGTTATGCTTAGGTTCTTTTTATTTCAAGGGCCGTGATAGTATGGGATATAACAAGGGGTTTGAAGCAGGATGCGAATATGTGATAGGTTTAATTAAAAAAGAAAATAAATATGAGCAAGATTGATTTCAACGCACTCCGTGACCGTGCGTACAAATGCGCATGTGCGCATGGGTTTCAC